TAATGCTAAAGCGGAACAGATTCTAAAGATTCTTACAAAAGAACAACTGAACTTTATTAAATCTAAACTTGATATTGGAGGAAGACAATGAGCGTTCTTAAGGAACCTGATGTGAAATGGAATCCTGACCAGATGGTCGAAGTGACACTAAATGAACCAGACGACTTTTTGAAGGTAAGAGAAACATTAACTCGTATTGGTGTAGCATCAAGAAAAGAAAAGAAAATATATCAATCTTGTCACATATTACATAAACAAGGACGGTATTATCTTGTGCATTTTAAGGAGCTCTTCGCCCTTGATGGCAAGCATGCGAACCTAACAATTAATGATGTTCAGAGAAGAAATAGAATAGTTCAATTATTAGTTGATTGGGGGTTAATTGGTATTGTTAATTCAGAATCAATTCAAGATGTAGCACCCCTTAATCAAATAAAAGTATTATCTTACAAAGATAAGGGTGACTGGATTTTGGAGACTAAGTATAATATTGGATCTAAAAAGAAGAAGGTAGAAGAAACTGTAAGTTAACATTTCCTAACAATACTTGACAGGAAATTAGAGTAATGCCATACTAAATATATCAACCAACCTCACCTATCGACGGTTGGAATTCACAACCAAGAATTAACATGGCAAAAGCAAAGAAGCCTTCCATAAGGAAGAGAGTTTTTAATGCACTTAAAGAACTCGGAAAAACTATTTCAAGACACGCTAACTTATATGAAGTAAAAGATGACTTCAATAAGTTACCAGAAAAGCATAAGAACAGATTAACTGGTGGTGTTAAACTCTACAACGAACCAGTAATTAAATTTACAACTCCATCTGAACAGTTGGAGATACTAGGTACATTCAAACAGCAAATAGAGGATCAGGGTTACGCATTCCTTCCTCTTTTTGAATCGGAAAACTTTATACAAGGTTTGATGTTTCGTCCAGAAGATGAGACATGGATTGATACAGCATGGAACAGGATTTTTTATCCTAATCACTGCGTTGGACTCTTTAACAAGGGTTATGATCCTACATTAGCAGGATTTGCAGACATCTTGCATGATTGCAGGTCTGGACTTATTCTCAACTGGGACTCACGACATCGTGCTGTAGGAAAATTATCTGCAGACTCAACTCAACTACCTGACTTTGGTTGGAGTAATGCTCTAGTCATTAAGTCAACTGCACCTACAAAAGGTAACAAAGCGATATTTGCTGATGTTGTCGCATGTTGGTTGTTTGAGCAAAAGAACGACACACCAAAACCTCTTACACCAGTTGAAAGATTTGTGGCTGAGTACCGCACAAATGTTCCTTCTGCGATTGATGCATACAGTGCATTCTTATACGCAGGACTATGCTTGGGAACTGAAGTTCTTCCAGAACTTGAATCTGGTCATGATGCTCGTATCATAACGGGAATCTCACAGTTCAGATCAGACTACAAGCATGATAATATGGGTCATGGTAGACATCTTGTTAAAGCTTCCGATTCTTTGAAAAGGATATGGACAGGTACACAAGCACCTCAGTTCTCAGTGTTCCTAGTTTTAGGTTACTGTCATCTTTTAGAGATGGACAATAAGCATAATGGTGCATGGGGTTTCAATAACGAAACAGCAATCGCAGCATTGAAATGGGCATTTACACAAAAGAAACTTGATCCTGCAAGTTACATTAGTCCAAGAGCACAAGGTAAACCTTATGAGACGGTTGCATTCCACTTTTTAAGATTGGCATACAATCCATACTGCCAACAGGTGTTGAACAATGAGGATGAAATGCTATCCTTTGAACACTTTGGATTTAAACCATCCTTCTTAGAAACCATAGGATTGTCTATGGATGATATGAAAGATAAGGAAGAAGTGATTGAAGAATCTGAAATGGATTCTATCAATGATGCTCTTAACACAGAACCGAACTTTAACTAGATCATATGGGGGGTATACACTACCCCCTTTTTTTATATTTTATGTTATAAATATAGATGAATGCCGAAAGGGTTCAATTAATAAAGTCGCTTTAGGAGGACACTATGACTTCACTACAAAGGTATCACTCTGCAAACTTACCAGAGTTGATGAAAATAATTTCAAAGAACGGTATAGGTATGGACGATTACCTTGACCGCTTTTTTAATTCTTTTGAAACCACAACAAACTACCCACCCTATAATCTTATTCATGTAAATAATGTTGAATCAGTGTTGGAGATTGCTCTAGCAGGATTCGGTAAAAAAGAACTCAAAGTTTACACTGAATATGGAAAACTCGTTGTCGAAGGACAAAAAGAAACTAATAAAGAGGCATCATCCGAGTATGTCCATCAAGGCCTGGCTCAAAGAAGTTTCACAAGAGAATGGGCACTTTCAGACGACGTTGAAGTCAGAGAGGTTCAATTCAAGGATGGACTTCTTACCGTCAAGTTGGGTAAAGTAGTTCCAGAACATCATGCAAGAAAAAACTACCTATAAGTCAACAGGTGTTGACATCGAAGCAGGTAACGCTTTCGTTGAAAGACTAAAAGAAAAAGTTCCTACCATCGGTGGTTTCGGTGGTATGTTTAAGGTTCCTCGTGGATATGAGGAACCTATTTTAGTTTCTGGTGCTGATGGAGTCGGCACAAAGATTTGTATCTGTAGTCGTTTGAGAGACTATACAACCATAGGTATTGATCTTGTTGCCATGTGTGTAAATGATATAATCACATGTGGTGCCAAACCATTATACTTTTTAGATTATATCTCACTGAATACTATCAACCCTGTCGTAGATGATATTATGATAGGTATTATTAAGGGATGTAAACTTGCAGGTATAGAACTTGTTGGTGGTGAAACTGCTGAACATCCAATGACTTTTGATATAGACCTTGCAGGATTTGCAACAGGTATTGTAGAACAATCTGACATTGTTGATGGTGGTGATATTCATGCAGGTGATTTAATTATTGGTATTGAAAGTAGTGGTATTCATAGTAATGGATACAGTATGATTAACCATTTAGCTCGTGAGGGTAGATTGAAGATAACTGATGAGTTTTTAACACCCACTCACATCTATACTTCTTTAGTAAAGGAGTTGATAAACGAAGTTCCTATACTTGGTATGGCAAATATCACAGGTGGTGGAATACCAGAGAATTTACCTAGATGTTTACCAGAAAGATTAAAACCTCAGATAGATTGGAACTCTTGGGAGATACCAGAAATATTCAAAAAGATAATGAAGTCAGGTGATGTTAATAAAGAAGAGATGTGGAAGACATTTAATATGGGTATTGGATATTGTATTGTAATTCCTGACTACGCAGAAAAGGATGCACACGACACAATAAATGCATTTGGATATAAGAGTTGGACAATCGGAAAAGTTGTGCTATAATATATTTGTCAGAGAAATACTGGCTGCGGTTATGCCCTTTGGTAGGTTCAGCATAAGCGGCTATAGGAATCTACCATTTTAATTATTAAAACAATGACAATCAAACTTGCTGTTCTACAATCAGGTGATCAAGTAATCGCAGATGTGTCTGAGGTTGTATCTGAAGATAAACAACCGATTGCATATCTATTTAAAAAACCTCAAAGACTTAAATATAATACACCTGTATTCTTGTCTGAGGAGAATACTGCAGAGACATCAGTAGAGGTAACACTCTCAAACTGGATTACAGTTTCAGATGATGATGATGTACCAGTATCAATCAATCAAGTGGTTGCTTTAGTCAATCCAATCGCAAGTGTGGTCAAAATGTACAACGAGAAGGTAAATGGAAAACCAAGTAATTAAATGTCTGTTACTTAAAAACGGAGATCTTTTAATATCAGAGATTGCAGAGATTGACACCGAACTTGGTGGCCCTGATTGTAAACTTATCAATCCTTACAAAATGAAGAATGAATATAAGGATGATAAGAGTGATTACACTATGGAACCTTGGTTAGATTTCACATCCCAAACAGAAATGATGATGCACTCAGATAGTATCTTGACTATTGTTGCACCAACGACTATGATATTATCGAAGTATCTTGATATACTTGCCGAATGAAGTTTTACACCAATGTTCAATTAGTAGGTGATAACTTTCTTGTTCGTGGTTATGAGAATGGTAAACATTTCATGACTCGTGAGAAGTTTTATCCTACTCTTTTTGTTCCGTCTAAAAGAAAATCGAAGTACAAAACATTGACAGGTGATTATGTTGAACCAGTCAATCCCGGAACTGTGCGTGAGTCCCGTGAGTTTATTAAGAGATATGATGGTGTAGAAAACTTTAGTGTGTATGGTAATGACAGATATATCTACCAATACATCTCAGAGATGTATCCTGCCGAAGAAATTAAATTTGATATCAGTAAGATCAAGTTGACCACTCTTGATATAGAGGTCAAGTCAGAGAATGGATTCCCTGATGTAGAATCTGCTGCTGAAGAGATATTACTCATATCAATACAGGATTATACAACAAAACAGATTCGCACATGGGGTCAAGGCCCATTCGACAACAAACAAGATAATGTCATTTACAAGGGGTATAACTCAGAGTATGAACTTCTAAGTGCCTTCATTAACTGGTGGATGGTTGAAGAGAATACACCAGAAGTTGTTACAGGTTGGAACATTGAACTATATGATATTCCATATCTATCCCGTAGACTTGAGAGAGTTCTTGGTGAGAAGTTGATGAAGAGACTTTCTCCTTGGGGTCTTGTAACTGAAGATGAAATCTATATTGCAGGTCGTAAGAATATTGCATATGATGTTGGTGGCATTACTCAACTTGATTATCTTAATCTTTATAAGAAGTTTACCTATAAGGCACAAGAATCATATCGCTTGGATTATATTGCAAAGGTTGAACTTGGTCAGCAGAAACTTGACCACTCTGAGTATGATACATTCAAAGACTTCTATACAAAAGGTTGGCAGAAGTTTGTAGAATACAATATCATTGACGTTGAACTTGTTGACCGCCTTGAGGACAAGATGAAGTTGATTGAACTTGCAATCACAATGGCATATGACGCAAAGGCAAACTATGTTGACGTATTCTCACAAGTTCGTATGTGGGACACAATAATCTATAACTACTTAAAGAAAAGAAATATTGTTATTCCTCCAAAGAACAGGTCTAACAAGAATGAAAAATACGCAGGTGCTTATGTCAAAGAACCGATTCCGGGAAAGTATGATTGGGTGGTTTCGTTTGACCTTAATAGTCTGTATCCTCACCTTATTATGCAATATAACATTTCTCCTGAGACCCTCAAGGATGAACGACATCCAACAGCTACGGTTGATCGAATCCTTTCGGAAGAACTAAACTTTGAATTGCATCAAGATAGTGCGGTATGTGCAAATGGTGCAATGTATCGGAAGGACAAAAGAGGATTCCTTCCAGAGATCATGGAAAAGATATACAAGGATCGAACTGTTTATAAGAAGAAGATGCTTGCAGCAAAACAGGCATATGAAAAAACTCCAACCAAGAAACTTGAGAAAGAGATTGCCAGATGTAATAATATTCAGATGGCAAGAAAGATTCAATTGAATAGTGCCTATGGTGCGATTGGTAATCAATACTTCCGATATTACAAACTTGCAAATGCGGAAGCGATTACTCTTTCTGGTCAGGTTTCTATCCGTTGGATAGAGAATCGAATGAACTCTTATCTAAACAAAATACTTAAAACGGAGGATGTAGATTATGTTATTGCTAGTGATACTGATAGTATCTATCTCAACTTGGGTGATTTGGTCGAAAAGGTATACGAAGGCAGAGAAAAGACTGCTGAAAGCGTTGTGTCGTTCCTTAATAAGATCTGTGAGGTGGAATTTGAAAAGTATATTGAGAGTTCTTACCAAAAATTGGCCACGTATGTAAACGCATATGACCAAAAGATGTTCATGAAACGTGAGAACATCGCTGAACGTGGTATCTGGACAGCAAAGAAAAGATATATCTTAAATGTATGGGATAGTGAAGGTGTAAGATATGAGGAACCCAAACTTAAGATGATGGGTATTGAGGCAGTCAAGTCATCAACTCCTGCACCTTGTCGTTCTATGATTAAGGATGGACTCAAGTTGATGATGAATGGCACAGAAGAAGATGTGATTAAATTTATCGATGAATGTCGTACAAAATTTAAGTCTCTTCCTCCAGAGGAGATTGCATTTCCTCGCACCGTTTCAGATGTTAAAAAGTATTATAACTACACAGACATCTATTCAAAGGGAACACCGATACATTGTCGTGGTGCACTTCTTTTTAATTATTATATTAAGAAGAATAAACTTGATCGCAAATACTCTTTGATTGGTAATGGTGAGAAAATTAAATTCTTATATCTTAAGAAACCAAATATCATTCGTGAGAATGTAATATCTTTCATCCAAGACTTTCCAAGAGAACTTGGACTTGACAAGTACATAGATTATGATCTACAATTTGAGAAGAGTTTCGTAGAACCACTCAAAGCAATACTTGATGCGATTGGGTGGAATGTTGAAAAAACTGTTAACCTTGAATTATTTTTTACTTAATGGACTTTTTAAAAGAGATAGTTAAAGAAATTGGTGATGAGTACACCCAAATCGCAGCAGACATAGATGGAACAGAAAGATTCATTGATACAGGAAGTTATATCTTCAATTCGCTTGTTAGCGGTTCCATTTATGGTGGCGTTTCTACTAATAAGATTACTGCCATTGCTGGTGAGACTTCTACTGGAAAAACTTATTTTTCCCTTGCTATTGTCAAGAACTTTCTGGACACTAATCCTGATGGGTATTGCCTCTATTTTGATACTGAAGCTGCAATCACCAAAGGATTATTATCATCTCGTGGAATTGATCAAAACAGACTTGTTGTTGTCAATGTCGTTACAATAGAAGAGTTCCGAAGCAAGGCACTTCGTGCAGTTGATATATACTTGAAGACAGAAGAAGAGAATCGCAAACCTTGCATGTTTGTATTAGATTCTTTGGGTATGCTTTCTACAGAGAAAGAGATTACCGATGCATTGAATGACAAACAAGTTCGTGACATGACCAAATCACAACTTGTGAAGGGTGCATTCCGTATGCTTACACTTAAACTTGGTCAAGCAAATATTCCACTTATAGTTACAAACCATACCTATGATGTCATCGGATCTTATGTCCCAACTAAAGAAATGGGAGGAGGCAGTGGCCTCAAGTATGCCGCGTCTACGATCATTTATCTC